GTCAGCGGTGGCTAATGATATCGGCAAGGTTGAAGAAGCCGCGCACCGAGCGGCGGCGGCAATCGGGAGCATGTTTGCGGCAGGAACTGCTCAACAGAAACCGTCCACAATGTTCGGGGGCGAGGGCATGGTATGGAATCCGCAAACGGAAATGTTCGTTCCGAGGGCACAAGCGACGCCGGACTTTAGTGTATTTCAAGGTGGCCCTGAAGCAGTTGCGGGGAATATTGCCGCACAAAACGCCCGAAGGCAGGAAGTAATGGAAAACCGGAACATGGCTTGGGTTGAAGGTGATTATCAGATCGCATCAATCACAATGGACGGGAAACCGACGGGCGACATTATTCAAGGCCACCTCGGGTCAGAACTGATATACAGCGCGGATGTTCGAAGTGATTAGGAGTTGAAATGGCCTGGACGTTACAATTACTGAATGACGATACAACCATCAACCTGAATGATGGTACGAATTATTCAGGTACGGGATTTATGGCACCGGTACCACCTAGACGCCTTGCGTCCGGTGGCCAGAACTTGTTCCGGCATGGTACCGACATTCAGGAGCGTGTATTTCAGAATAGGCGGGTGGCGGTAAGCATCCGGATCAACGGAACTTCCCAGGATAATCTTATCGCTAATATCAACGCCTTGAGTGCCCTGGTGGAACGTGCGTCTGATTATTCCACCTCGGGAATAGGTTCCCAGGTGAAATTGCGCCGCAAGTGGAACAACGCAACGAACCAGGTAGATTTCCACGTACTTGAAGGCATGGTAAGAATCGCGGATGAGTTCGATACAATCCACCAGGTAAACAATACCGTGATGGCAACCCTGGAACTTATATGTGAACCGTTTGCTTATGGAGCCGAGGAAACTATCGAAAACTTTGTTGCCGACCCAGGTTTCGAAGTTGCGGGCACCGCCCTGGCGGATTGGACTCAGAACCATACCGGCAACGGTACCAGTGCGCGGGATACCTCGGTCAAGAAAGACGGTAACGGATCTCTGAAGTTAGTTATGACCTCATCCGATGACGATGAGATAATCGAACGACACCAGACTCTTGCCGACGTGGACGCCGGAGAGGTTTGGAGTTTCCAATGTTGGGTACGTGTTGACGCCCTGAGCAATTGCAAGGTCGTCATGGGGTTAGATTACAATACCGGCACTGATGTCACGGTGGAGACTACCACCGTGAACGCCTCATCTTTCGTAAAACTTACGAGCAATAACAACACCGTACCAGGTTCAGTGACGTCGATGGTTCTGCGGTTGCGCCTTGAAGCAACCGATGACAGTGCAACCGGAACGGTTTACATCGACAACGTAGTAGCAGTTCAGGCATCTGCCGTGCCTTCCGCCTGGGCTAGCAGTCGTAGTATCGCCAACCATTACGACGATGCGGCCCAGGCTTCCACCAACTATATCGACATCCATGACGTTCCTGGTGACGTTCCGGCACTCTTACAGGTGAAGGTTGCCGAAGGGCAATCTCACGATGAGTTATGGATGGGGGCACGACATGCCGGCCGCCAATATGACGATGATATTATTCTGGAAGGCGAGGATGGTACAGCTTCCACGATAGCACACGGCACGGCAAGCATAGTTGAAAGCAATACAACGGCTTCTGATGCCGCTTACAGCGGCGGAAGCCTAAGGGTTTCTCAGTTGCTAAACAATAGCGGAACCCCTACGCCGGCCGCGGATACAAACTTCCTACATTCCTTCACACTGGCAAGCCCGCCGAAGGGAACCTTCAGGGTTCTGGCGGCCGTAGCCGCTAAGAATGGAGCGGGCGATTCATCGACCACCGCTATCAATGCGTCAGATTTCAAATGGGGGCTATCATATACATATGGGGCCTTCACCTTGCTAGACGATACAAGCCCCGACACGACTAGTTTCGTGGCACTTACGGCGGCGACACTTGCGGAGAATGTAACAAGTAATTTTGAGATCATAGACCTGGGAACCCTTACGATCCCGCCGGTTGCTTCGCCAGATAATCAGACCGAGGCATCGTTAGTTCTGAAGATATTCAACCACTGGATGGGGTCAAGGGTATTTCAGGAAAATCAAGAAGTGCAATGGTGGACTGATTTTGTTTTCTTCATGCCGGTGGACTTTGGGTCGGCATACGTATCAAAGACCGATGCGGCCGACGTGGTTCTTTTTGATAGCATGTCGCAGATCAAGGGGGCGTATCTTCTCAACGCCTCTGATGTAGTTCAGTCGTTTCCATCTAATCAACTCGGCAAGCCGCCCGAAGTTCACCCTGATGGAACCAGGGTGTATTTCCTGGGGCAGAATGGCAACTATACCCAGGCCGATACCTTCACGGTATCTGTCACGTATCGCCCTAGATTCCTTCACGTAATGGGGGCATGATATGCCATTGCAACCAACGCTTCAGGTGCGGCTATTCGATAACAATCTATCGAGCCCCACATTGATTGAGGATCTGACGGAGCGTGTAGAAAAACTTATGTTTTCTACTTCGCTCAATGGCGGGTTCCGGAGTTGTTCATTTCAGATAGTGGTGGACACTGGCGAAGTCTGGCAATACCTGTCACGAGAAGGAAAGCGGGGCTATCATTTCAACCGGATAACAGTTCACGACGGGCAGACCCTTATATGGGAAGGCCGGATTGTTGACATTGGGTTGAATGTACGTTCGGGGCTCAAGGTTCTGAAGATCAACGCGAGCGGGTATTGGTCATCTATGCGCGACCAGTTTTATTCTGATAACGCAGGAACCGATTGGACCAGCGGTAGCGGCCATGAAATACACGACATTATTAAAGAGATCCTGGACGATGAATGTCCTGACATAAGCACCGACCAGACCAACATTGCCACGGGTTCTCGTGACCTTGCGGGTATTGATTTGTCGAGCAAGGCATACCCGCAGGATCTCGTCAACGATTTGACTAAGCTATCAGACAGCGACGGGGGTATCTGGTTCTTCGCAATATGGGATGCCAGGGTGCCCTACCTATTCAAACGATCAGTCGCCCAGGTGGATTGGTATGTATGGCTCGATTCTATAGGTATCCTGGATCTAAGGCAGTCTGCGAGCGGGCTACGTAACGCGGTCCTGCCATTTGTTGGTACAACCGAAGGAACAACCCAAACTGATGCGACAAGCCTGGCATTGTATCCGAGGCGGGAAACTAAGTTATCCCTTCCGACCGGATCCAATGCGAACACCCAATCCGATGCCGCATCCGCGGCGGCGTCCGAGCAGTCGTTGCCCAGGCAACGTCAGTCGTTCCGCATAGATGGACGGATCTACAGTGTAGCGAATGGTTTACAGGAATTGCCATTGTGGAGAGTTCGCGCCGGTGAAGTTATCAGGATTCAGGACTTGGTTCCTAACAGTGCGGCAACGCCCGCCCTGGATGATGTTCGTACCTTCTACATTATGCAAACCGAATATGACGCAACAAGTAATCAATTGACAATACAGCCGGACCGACGGCGTTTGGGCCTGGTGGATATTGTTGGCAATGTCGCCAAGGCATCGGACGTAGTAGTCGAATAATGAGGAGGAGATTATGGTAGGCATATTGATGCGGTTGTTAGCACCTGAGAAACGAGCGTTGATTGAGTTGGTGATTCGTGTGTATGACCAGTTGGATACTCCGGAGGAACGTAAGCATCTCGGTGACTATTGTCGCGAGATGCTTGCTGACGGGCAAATAGGTATGACCGAGTGGAGCAGGTTTGGGAAGAAATTAGGGGTATTCAAGTTTGGGAAAACCTAATGCGCCGCTAGTGTGAACCCCGTCGGGGCCCACGTGTCACGCCCCGTCATCGCTCCTTTCGGACATTATAGGCCCAGGCATCTTGCGGGGTGGTAGATAAGCCTGGGTGCGGCGTATAAATAAAGGAGAAGAAAATGAACTGGATGGGAAAAATTCGTCCACAGATTCTGGTTTCGATTCTTGGATTGACCGGAATTGCTATGATTGGTTTGTATTATGGAATGGTGGAAGTGGCGACGGCTTGTGTTGGAGGGGTCACGGGATTGGGGTTCAAAATTTTAGAGGCGGATTAGTAACCAAAACGTAACCAGGAGGTGACCATGAAAAGAATAAGGTCTGGTATCAGGGCTTTGAAACGTGGATTGATCTGGACGCTGTTAGCACCTCCCAGGGCAACGCGCTGGATGTACCGCAAAACGTGGCAAGGCATACGATACATGGGCAGACAGGTCAAACGCTTCATTTTGGCATGTCTGCGTTCGCCCAGAGCCACATATAATAAAGCTAAGCTGGGTCGAGATTGGGTATTAGCCAAGGTAGAGTACCTGCAAACTGAATCTGCGAAGTGGCGCACTACGTTCACAATCGCCAAATTGCCGTACACGTTCCTGACTAAGACGATGGGGCTGTCACCTGCTCAAGCGATGTCATTCCTGGTGGCGGGAAGTGTCGCAACATCGGGGGTCGTTGTGAACGAAACGATCCTGGCGGAAAAGAGTTTCAGCAACGGTGATCCAGGGGTCTACAATGCACCCCTGGACGCACCGGTTTTCTTCGAAGAAAAGTTTAATACTCTGAGACTCGACCTGGGATCAACTAGCGTAGGACTCATAGAGATTACAGATACGACTCTTGGAACGGCTTATACAGGAAGCGCCCTTCCAAACGGAGAAACCAATGTCATTATAGTTGGGGGCCTTCCGACCGTAGCTGATCCCGCTTTCACCGGTACGTTCCTGGAAGTGGGTCATATGATTGTTGACCGGTGGCGGTGCGAAACCTTGACGCTATCGAATATTGAAGCTCACAAACTTATAGTTCACGGAAATTATTCTGATGGACAGTCAATAGCCGCTGTCGCAGGAACTCCGAGAGACAGGGGCGTGAACGGCGGAAACCGCGCTGACGATATGAAAGCCTCCGATTCGTACTATGACCAATTGAAAATTACGGCGGCCAGTAGTGGGGTCAACGGCAAGGTCGACGTCCTGAAATTATCGAATTTATATTCGCGCGGCGGGGGGTGTAAGATCGACCGCGTGAAGGCAGGCACCCTTGAAGTCATACTCAATGAAATTGGGGGTGATTCGAATTTGGCCACTAAAGCATTTCAGATAGAAAATACCGTAGTGTATAAGAGCTTTACCAATACCGCGAATGTTGAGGGCACGATGGCGGTTCCTGCGGTGCAGTAACCTTGTGATATACTGACCTGGAGCGATGATGCCATCCACTGTCATTGCTCGCCCCTTTCGATAGATTCCCAGGTTTTGTCCTAGCCTGGGAGTCTATTTTTTTTGCTATCAAATACCCCTGTTTTGCCCGAATTGCACAAAATTGGGGGAAACTCACACCAATTTGTGCCTACGGGCACTGTACCAGTTGTTGACAACAGGTGTGGAAAGCCCCATACTGTACATTGTACAAGGTAAGAAACACCAACGAAGGAGACAGAAATGACAAACCAAAGCACAAACGAAAACACCGGACACCTAAGCATCTGCAAGTGCGACCTATGCAACGGGGCATGTTCAGAGACGAACCCCTACTGCGGCGATTGCTTCGCTTGCGAGGACAAAGCGGACGATGACTACTCCTGGGAAGTGAACCGAGCAGACTTCCTGCAAATCTGATTCGCCCTGATGATGGGAGGGGCGGCACCCCTCCCGAAACTCTAACGAGTCGGCGATAGCCAAACTAAACCAAAACGAAGGAGACAGAAATGAAAATCACAACCACCGAGCAGGAAATCTTCGAAATAGCCCAGGAGTTATTCGCAGAGGTAGAAATCAACCCCAACGAAGTAGCCCGCAACGCTTTCGACATTGCCGCCGAACTAAAGATAAAGAACCCCATCATGATTGTCGATGGCATCGAACACGATTATGACGAGGAATTTTTCAATGAGCCATTTCCAGAATGCACGTCAAATCTTTGCCCATGCCCAAAGCACCAAATCTAACCTCGCCCTGATGAGACTGGACGGCTACCAGTCGAAACCCGCAAGGGTCGGCGATAGCCAAATCAAAATACGAAGGGGGCAAGCAAATGGAAAGCAAAGTATTCAAAGTGTCTTGGGCAACTTGGGATGGTAGGAAATCAGAAAAGATAACTTACGATGAATTCTATGAAAAATATTCTTACCTAACTAACTCGGATGGTATAACCGCATCGTTATTAAGGAAACTCACAGATAAAAATAATAAAGGTTCTTCTGTCACTTGGAATGAAGAAGAAGGGAAGGTAACGATAACCAGGATAGAATAATCGCCCTTCGGTGAGTGACGCCGCCTTCGGGCGGTGGTAAACCGCAAGCCAAGTCACAAGCCTTGGCAAAACTTACAGCGGTTAGAGGAGACAAGGATGACAAAGGCAAAAGACATAATAGAGAACGTAGATATCCCGAACTTAGTTCCTTTAGAGGACAGATATTTCCACAGCGGATACGAAATAATGTCTGACAGATACGAGGGCGGCAATAATGATGACACGGATGGGAAGAGCGACTGCTTTGTTTGTGGCAAGACGGTCAAGGTTGCTACGTGTTATTGGATTCATAGGTCGGTCGCAGAAAATGCCTTGCCTTTTGGGGCAAGGCATGCCGACGGATATGATGAAGATGGTTTCGGTGGATTGGGATGGCATGCAGTTGGAACAAGTTGCAAGAATAAAGTTCCGTCTGATTGTCTGTATCCTGTTGGGTTTTATAAGCAGTTAGGTTGGTGAGTGACACCGCCTTCGGGCGGTGGTAAACCGCAAGCGAGGTCACAAGCCCTCGCAAATTATGAGCGGTTGGAAGGGGATCTATGAAGAAGATATCGTGGATCGGTATATACAGCAGGGCATTACGTGGATGGATAGTCCAGGACGGCACCACAGGCCGTATTACGGTATGGAAGGGGGGCAAGTAATATGTTGGCACCAATCCAATCATTGACGGCCGTAAAACATGGTTGGGGTCGCGATTCCTATCGTTGGGTATCCGGCCTGACAAAATCTGAGCGTCTGGCGGTCAAGGATGGAGTCCTGGTATGGTTCGCAATCAAGCCCTGGCATTACATGCAAAGCGGCTACAAGGTTGTGACGTATAAGCGCGGTAGGTACGACGCTCGCGAGCCCAACGAAGAAGAATTATCACGAATTGGAATTTAACAGGGGGTAAGGTATGAGTGTACAGATATTGGAGAATTGCAGTACAGCAGAGGAAGCATTGGAGCAATGCGGGTTGAATTGGGAAGTCCACCAGGACGGACTGTATGTACCGCAGGGTGACGGGTTCGCCCGTGTACCTAACAAGTATGCGACCAGGCGAAGTGACACCGGTCAAGTTCTGGGGTTGAGTGGTCGGTACTACAAGCCAATCCAGAACCGAGAATCCTTCCGGTTCCTGGATTCGCTCGTAGACGGTAACGATGTCGTGTATCACTCCGGCGGTGATTTCGACAACGGGAAACTGGTATTCCTTCAGGCCAAGATCCTGGGGGATATAGAACCAATCCCTGGGGATAATATCGAGCGCCTGATATTGCTATGTACGTCGCACGACGGCAGTTCAGCGTTTCGGGTGTTGTTTACGTCGAATCGTATCGTCTGCAAAAACACACTGATGGCGGCACTGGCGGAACGTAGCGGGTTCTACGGTAAGCACACTTCCAATGTCATGGACAGAGTAGACGAAGCCCAGGAAATCCTGGGGATGGCAACGAACCGGTTCGGGCTATTCGAAAAGATCATGGAACGAGCGGTTGCTAAAACTATGCAGGATTGGGAAGTCGAAGAATACTTGCAGTTGGTTTACAACTTCAAGGACGATACCGCGTACGATAAACAAGATCCGAGGAACAGGTCGGCGTATGAATCCACGATGCAAATACTGAACCATCCGACCAATACAATTGGCGGGATGCAGGGCACCGCGTACGGCGCAATCAACGCGGTTACCTATTACCTGGACCATGAGAAGCCGGTCAAGACCGAAGAAGGGCTCCTGGACGCCTTACAGGCCAGAGAAGATAAACGGATGCAACTGTCATGGTTCGGCGGTAGCCTGGATACGCGACGACGGGCCTACGATTATTTGCGGATATAGCCCATTCATCACCGTGGACAACCATTTGACCAAGGTGATAAGATACGCACACTTGGGCGCAGTGCTAGTCTGCGCCCAGGTGAATCATCACGAAAGGAGACAGTATGGAAGTTTCGAAGCGACACGAAAGCAGACTTCCGGTTAGCAAGGCAACCGTGGAAGCGTTCAACGGTATGAAGCGAAAAAACAATTCCACTGAACCCCACGATACGTTCCTTCGCCGGATGATGCTTCACGTATCAAGGTCTGGCACTATGCCGGAACTTGACGACCTGGACGATCAGGATAGACAGTGGATATACAACATGGCACCTATACCCGACGAAATAGTCCAGGCCCGCGACATGGTTGAAGAATATTTTTCACCGCCGAAGGTGCGGAACTAATAAACGAAAGTAGGACACAATGACCAACAAAAGTTACGTTGTAATGGAACGGTTCGAAATTAGCACAATATCCGACGAAGCAAGGGCTACCAAGAACCCACAACACAGTTTCTACAAAGTGAACGGGCGGGATCTCGATACTGGAGTTGATTGCGTTTTCGACTTACATATTCGAAACCGCCCGATTGCTCAGGTTGGCGCAACTTATAAGATTGATTACGAAGAACTTCCCGAGGGTAGCACCTGGACACCAACGATCAATACCATCACCCCGCTCGGCGGTGGCGCACAGGTCGTTGCCAAGGTGCCTAATCCCGCTTCAATAGCTCCGCCGGTAGTGTTGACCCCAACACCGGCACCGCAGGCCACAACGGGCTTCGCAAAGCCAGACCTCGGCGGCAGGTTCACACAATGGAACAGCAACCATAGAACCGCGATGATGCAGGCAACCGATCGGGTACGTATCAAAGTGGATTTAGTATTGGCGGGGAAACTCTACAACGACCAGGGCGAGCCCTTCGGAGCCATCAGGGATAGCACCCTGGCCAATTGGTATCTAGAGGAATTCAATAATTATTGGACATCCCTGGCAATCCAGAACCAGGACGTCGAGGACGCCTTCGGCCAGTTCGGGGGTAGCTAATGGCGGGGCAAATATGGGCCGACCATGACAGCATCACGATAGACGGCAATCATCACTATCACGTAAAGGGCATCCAGGGTTGGATGCCCTCGTGTTCGACTATTGCTAAACACGTTGACGCAGGATCAAGCGACGGGTTACTTAAATGGGCGTCTGAGATAGCCCTCGAAACCGGCAATGTATGGGGTTTCAAACAAAGCAACAAGGAAAGCCTAGACATCGGTTCGGAAGTACATAAAGAAATCAGCGAACACATTATTGCCAGAATGAACAACGAGGAAACTCCACAGCTAGCCTCATCTCTATTTTGGGCGTTGTATGCAAATATCGAAGAACTCAAACCCCATTGGTTAGCGTCCGAGCTTAAATGCGCTCGGACGGATCTCTGGTATGGCGGAACTGTGGACGCGGTTGCGATTATCAACGATGAGCTAGTTATTCTTGATTGGAAAACCGCTAAACAATACACCGGAGCCGGAGCCCCTAACAAGTTCGTTCGCAAGGATTACGCGGTTCAAGTTGGGGGGTACTATGCGTTACTGGAAGCCAATGAAGGTTTCCATAAGAAGGTATTCATCAACGAGTCAGCATCGGTGTCGGAATCTGTCGGAGATTATTTCACCGCGGGCAAGGTCAAAGCCTACGTGGTGAAAATCTACAAGGACTACGATCCGGAGCGCGAAGGTTCCCAACAGGTAGAACTACAGGAAGTAAACCTACCCAACGCTAAAAAGGCGTTCTACGCATGTCTGGACGTCTACCAATCCAAGGGGGGCCTTTATGTCAAATAGATGCGAGGATTACGGCATAGATTATCCACATTCTCCGGCATGGTGCGAAGCGTGTTGGGATAGGCAAATCCAAGTCGATCAGTTAGCAGTAGACCGCGAACGCCTGGCCGAAGCAAGGCGCAACAACGAATTGCTTGAGGCACAACTTGCCGAAGGCGGCTACACTCCGAAACCAAGGGAACAATACCAGGCGCCCCAGGTAGTTGAGGCGGTGCGGCCGGAAATCGCCAGGGTACAGCGGAGAGCGTTATGAGCGTACAGCGGCAACTTGGAACCTATACCTATGATGATTCCGACCGTGGTATCAAGATAATAATAAAGCAGATAGCCCCTCCGAAAGGTCATACCAAGGAGGGGCATATCACGGTCCAGGGCAGGGATGTCCTGGGGAACTATCAGGAAATATTCAAGGGCCGCCATAATATCAGCGCGGTAGGGGCCAGGCGGAACCTGGCCCAATGGATCGAGCGAGACGTCAGGGGCAACGAGAAATCCGGCGACGAAGGTATGCAATCCATCTTCGGTATCAACAGCCCCATTCTGGTGAACGATTGGAAGGCCACGTTGTCGGTAGCTTGCGAGGAAATCCTCCGAAGCTATTACCAGGGGAGCCCGCCGGTCAATTTATACGACAGGGAATCCGAGGATGACGACGTATGGCGGATCCCTGGACTGATATCCGAGGACATCAACGTAATCTACGGGGATAGCGGGTCCGGTAAGTCGTACATGAGCATCGTATTTGCTCAGGCGATACACCACGGGGTTTCGCTATGCGGGCTCCGAACGGTCAAGGGTAATGTGCTGTACCTGGACTACGAAACCACCGAAGCGAAGATGCGGCGCAGGGTCGCCAGGGTAGACGAAGGATTGGGAACGAGCGGGGTGCCTATGCTGTACAAGATTGCACAGGTGCCATTGGTCAACATGGTGGAGCCCTTGCAGGAACTGATTATTGAACACGGTATCGAATTTATCATTATCGATTCTCTACAGCGGGCGGTCGGCGGTAAGATCACCGACGAGGAAGGGGTCGGTGTATTCTTCGAAGCACTGAAGGCCCTGGAAACGTCCTGCATTGTTATTCACCATACCAACCGAGCCGACGAGATGTACGGATCCGGATACATCAAGGCCGACGCCAGGAATCTATGGCGGTTGCGAAGCGTCCAGAGTGAAACCGAGCAACAACTGTCGATTCAGCTACAGCAGGAAAAAGAGAATGACGGCCCTGGGTCCGGAAGCCTCGGGTTCACGCTGTCATTCCGCGGTGACAAGTACGACCCGACGGCGGTCGTACTTGAAGCCGAGGACATGCGGAAAATGGGCGATATGCAACAGTACGAGAAGCGGCTGTACATGAGGATTGTTTACAAGTTAGAAGAAACAGCCGAACATCGTATGCGCTGGGATGACCTGGAAAACGTCCTCGGGCTCATACCGTCTGAGAAGGATACGCCGCAACAAAAGACGAAGTTAGCGGGGCAACGAAGTACCCTGCGTTCTTATATATGGGATCTGAAGGACAATACCAGGGATGCCCCGAAGTATAAAGCCCTGAACGAACTTTGCCACATTGCGGGCGATTTCATTTGTCTGAATACCGCCATCGGTAGCACTCCGGTTTCTATACCGGAAGTGCATCTTAACGGCCTTGTGGATAGTACAATCCAAGCGGTCGATTCTGAAGGGAAGGGTCTGGTGTTGGGATGAGTATACGAAAAGGCATAGCAACCGCCACGGTGATATCGGGCATAGTGATTTCGGCTTATTTGGTGGCCAGGGTGAAGATTCAGCAGATAGATCGGGCCTATTGGTTAGGGCGTAGACATGGATAAAGAATACAGGGAAAACAGGCCAATTAACGTACCCCCTACCGACAAGGATGCAATGGCGGCTAATTTACGTCTACACGGCTATACCTTGCGATCAGTAACGAAGATGATGGGGTACGATTCCACGGATGAAGCATATCAGGCGATCAATAAATTTATGCGAATCGTAGGAAGCCGCCGCCGTGGTTACGTGAAAGAAGGCTAGGGTATCAGTACACCAGTTGACCATCCAGAGGCCCAAAACAGGGCGTCTGGATGCGTCATAATTTGGAGGGAATGAGTCATGGCACCTGAAAAGTGGGTAATTGAGGTCAGGTTGACCACCAGGGGTAAAAACGCTCAGGTGAACGAAGCAACGGCCAGGCGGATGAAATCAAGGATCGAAGAAGTGCTGTTACGAACCGCACCATTCGCAAAGACCGAGCCGTCTATAATACTGAAAAAAGAACTGTTGGTGAACGAACCGAAAGGAGATTGGATGTGAAAATCAAGGGCACAACCCTGATCTGTCAGTATACGAAGAACTGGGAAGATCACTGGGTATGCACCGGTAGTTATATTGTCGATATGTACGCCGAAGAAAAGACACTTGCACCATGCGGGTGTAAATGCCATGACAATGATTACAAACCGAACCAACCGAAGAGGTGAAATATGGTCGAAGTTAACCACATCTACAAGTGCCGGATTATACGGGTTGTCGATGGTGATACCGTCGACGCAGAAATCGACCTGGGGTTTCATATGCGGAATGTGGACCGTGTCAGGCTTATGGGAATCGACACGCCCGAGTCCAGGACGAGGAACCTGAAGGAAAAGGAACTGGGGATTGCCAGTAAGATATTCCTGCGGGATACGGTGCGTATATTGGACAAGCCACTAATGATACAAACCACGAAGGAAGGCAAGTTCGGCCGGATCCTGGGAACGCTGTATTCCGGCAATACGAATATCAACGAACTACTCATACAGAATAACCACGCCAGGCCGTATTTCGGGGGCTCCAAGGATGAGCTTGGGCCCTGGACATTGCACGAGGGGTGCGATTGCGGCGGCAGGAAGCTGAGGCGCGGTAAGGTATGCACCGGCACCTGGTACCGGTGGATGCCAGACGGGTATGTACCGTTCGGGGGTGAATAATGGCATCCGAAAAAACAGAGCGCAACCGTATCCTCATTGAAATGCGTGAATACGACCCAACCATCACGCAAAAGCAACTGGCGTTGTTCTTTGGGATAAGCATCCCAAGAGTGGCGAAGATATTAGCCAGGTGGAATAAGAGGAGGTAAAAAATGATTACCAGGAACCCAGAATATACCTTGGCGGAAGATGTCGAGAACCTAATAAGAAGTAAGACCTACGTTTCGATGATCGATATAATGAATCTTGCAGGGGATGAGGGAATGGGTGAGGGTCGAATGACGATTGGCGATGACAATGTCGCTGTGTGGGCTGATATATCTGAAGAGCTTGTGAATGTGATTACGAGCTTAAGGGTCAATAAGTCAATTCATATACACGAGGCAGACCCGCTTGTCTATGTTATGGATGGAGGTTGGCCGAACATGCCGAACTGGATTCCTGTTATATTCCAGCCAGGTTTTCGATGTACAACTGATCCTCAATGTCCTAACTGGGGAAGGGGGTAGAAATGGCAATAGTTTTCCACGATACAGAAATCCTCGAAGAGTTTCCGTTAGGGCACCATGATTGCTTCTTTTGTTCGCAACCATTTATAGACTTCAGCCCATCAGACCAGCCGGCGATCATGTGGGATGGAGGGAGCCAGGGTGAACTTTGGCTCCATTCGGATTGTTTCATCAAGATGGCTATGGGAATGTTCCGTGACGTCCACGAGTTGGAACTCGTGCAATCAATAAGCAAATACCACGGGGATACTGCGAGCGATGCCTATATGCAATCTATCCGAAAAAGGATTAGGTCATGCCAGAACTAGGAGAGATCCGCCATTCCAAAGACTTGAATCTACCAGGCAACTACTATTGGAAATGGTGGGAATGTGAGCTATGCGGTAAGCAGGAATGGAAACGCACCATTCTGAGCCCTAAAACTTTGAGGCCAGAAACCAGGATCTGCAAGCCCTGCAATATAGCCGTTCAGAAACGCGGATTCAATGCCAGTGTTCATATGGGTGAGCAGTCCAAACATCGACGAAGGAAATGAAACCAATGCAAGACAGAACTGACGACGATATACGGGATATGAAGGTTTTCAGCATGTTTTCAGGTGTAGGCGGATTCGAGTTAGGCCTGCAAAGGGCAGGGGTAGACCACGAGCTAGTAGGATACTGCGAGTGGGATAAGTACGCTTCCCAAATCTACGACACACATTTTCAAGGAGTGAAGAATTATGACGATGCAACAACCATTGTTCCCGATGAACTCCCCGAGTTTCAACTCCTCGTTGGCGGATTTCCTTGCCAGGCTTTCTCCGTTGCTGGAAAAAGACGAGGATTTCTTGATGACACACGAGGGACACTCTTTTTTGATATCGCAAGGGTTCTCTCCGCACGACGACCTCGGTACGTGGTACTGGAAAATGTTAAAGGTTTACTTCACCACGACGAGGGAAGGACGTTTGACACTATTCTCGGAGTTCTTGCCGACATTGGGTATGACGTTCAATGGGAAGTTCTCAATAGTCGGTTCCTCGGAGTGCCACAAAATAGGGAACGAGTCTATATTGTCGGACATCTTAGAGCCGAGGTCGGAAGTAGACCCGAAGTATTTCCTGTCACAGAAACAGGTTGACGGACTGAGGCTCTTTGAAGGTACCAGAATCCCTGAAGCCTTGGACACCGCCAGGCCGCCCCTGCATGTGGGAGTGAGAGTTCCCGATCCTTTCTTGGTAGGAACGCAAAAAAATGAAAGAGGACGGCGTGCCAAAGATTCTGACGAACCTTCATTTACTCTTACCATAGCAACTTACCGTCAACACGGTGTTGCTGTACCTGTTGACTATACGATTATAGATAAGAAGGGGGTAAAGAAACAGAATCAGGATTATGCAGCCACCCTCACAGGTGGAGCGCATAGTGGTGGCAACCATTCCGATATGGACTTGATCGGCATTACCGACGCAGACGATAACGGCACGAGCTTCTATATCCGAAGGCTCACTCCGACAGAGTGTGAGCGTCTTCAGGGGTTCCCTGATAGTTGGACAGAAGGTGTCAGCAACACGCAACGGTATAAGCAGATGGGCAACGCCGTAACGGTGAACGTCGTCGAGGCAGTCATGCGGAGACTGTTCCAGGATGTACCACAACAATGATTTCTAGCAATTACCACAATTACCACAACCACCACAACCACCACAGGCGTGGGGCCTGGAAAATCACCACAGGATCCGTGTTGTATCTCAATATTTCTGCAATATTTCGTGCGTGGTAATGCTTGTGGTAATAGGGGGGTTATCTAATAACCCCCCCCTATTACCACAACACAACACAACAACAGAAGGAACCGTTCTATGCCAACAAACAAAGGGGCACGATCCCGAGGCAATAAGGCCGAGGCATTGTTGCAACACCAACTCACAGATGCAGGGTATGAGGTCCGCAGAACCCACCTGTCAGCATTTCCGGATATCATCGCCTGGAATGATTCCCAGTTCCTGATGATTGAGGTCAAAGCCCGAGCAATCCGCAACGATGGCACCAATCGAACACAGGTGGTCAATAAAGCCCTGTCATTGTTCCGGAGTGCCGCTAAACAACTCAAAGTTGTTCACAATGGTGCAACTTTGCTATGCTATGTGCGCATTGATGACGCCTGGATTGCTTACGAATGGACCGAATCAGGCACGAGACAGACTGTGCCGGTAGTGAAGGGGGAAACATAATGCCAGCGAAAGCGATTGTACCGCAAGGGAAAAAGACCCGCGTCAGTGGTCGGCGCAACGTCAAGGCACGACTCCGAGCCCAGGAGGCGGTGAAGCTCCGCCTGGCGGGCATCAGTCATACCAACATCGCCAAGCAACTGGGGTATGCGAACGCATCCGGATCCTATAAGGCGGTGATGCGTGAGCTACGAGAGAACGCCCTGGTACTGCGTGAAGGCATGGAAGAACTGCGGGAGCAGGAATTGCAACGCCTGGAGACGCTGAACCAGGCCGTGTGGTCTGGTGTATTACAGCGACCGGCCGATATGGGAAGCGTTCACGAGGCCCTGCGTATCTCGGAGAGTCGCAGGGATCTGCTAGGGCTAGACGCACCGAAGCAGTTAGAGGCCCGAATCCGCCTGGACGTTGTTCACTGGAATGAAGTGCTGAAGGTATTCCTGGATGCCTATCGTGACGTTCACGGCACCCCGCCCGAAGCGGGCGAACTGATCACCAGGATCGACCAGGCGGCACAGGAACGCTTCGGGTAGTATTGATATTTGTCAGGGGTTGGTAGTATTATACCGGTTGACCTATTAGAGGCACCAAACAGGGGCTCTCACAGCGTCGGAATAACCATTCACCCTGACAATCGAGGGAGATGAGAATGGAAATACGCAACAGGATCAAGGAACTTCGCCAGGTAAACGCATCCGAATTATTACCGAACCCGAAGAACTGGCGGCGTCACCCTGGGGCTCAGGCCGACGCATTGCGCGGGGCATTGGCTGAGATAGGATATGCCGACGCACTTATAGCCTACGAAACACCGCGAGGACTGATGCTGATCGATGGCCACCTGCGGGCCGAGACTACTCCAGGCATGAAGGTGCCGGTCCTGGTAACGGATCTGAACGAAGCGGAAGCCGATATATTATTGGCAACGCTTGACCCGCTATCGGCAATGGCGGAACCCGACACGGATGCACTGTCGGCATTGCAGGATGTAATGACACTGGAAAACCAGGCCCTGGCGGATATGCTGGACGCCATCCACCAACGCGCCGACGCCGATGCCAACGAACTACACCAAGAACCAAATTGGTTAAGTTTGCCCCCTGAAGAGAATTTTTTCGAAATTCCCGAAACCCCTTGGGTACAGGTCGGCGACCTGTTTCAGTTGGGTGATCATTGGCTCTTATGCGGTGACAGTACAGACCCTGCGAACATTGCCAGGGTAATGGGTGACCGGACCGCGAGCCTGGTACATGCGGACCCGCCATACGGTATGAATAAGGGGTTTGAGAATGACAATCTGCACAATTCGAACCTGGACGCATTTCATACAAAGTGGTGGAACGCGTGTCGTCCATATGTAGACGACAACGCGAGCGCGTACATCTGGGGCAATTCTGACGATCTCTGGCGGTTATGGCATGAGGGTGGGTTGAAGGAATCCGAGCGGCTGACGTTCCGGAACGAGATTGTATGGGATAAGGGTGGTGGTGGAATGTCGGTGAAAACCGAGGCGGGCCGGATGTTTCAGTCCTCGGAGCGGTGTTTATTCTTCATGTTGGGCGAGCAGGGGTTCAATAATAACGCCGACAATTACTGGGAAGGGTGGGAACCGATACGCTCCAGGCTAGAGGCTGACTGCAAGAAGATGGGTTGGGGTCCGAAGGATATCGAGCGGATCTGCGGTGTAGGTATGTATTCCCATTGGTTCACGAAATCCCAGTGGGGGTTTATCACCCAGGAGCATTACGAGAAGTTGCAGGCGGCGGCGAAGGCCTCGGACTTCGCCGCTAATTACGAGGTTTTCAACGAGGAATACGAAGCGTTCAAGACGGATTACGAGCAGTTGCGTGATGCGTTTTATGAGACGCGGGCGTATTTCGATAACGCCCACGAAGCGATGACGGACGTTTGGATGTATGAGCCGATTGACGACATCTGGAAGTATCCGAGGGTAAAGGGTGCAGACAGACACGGCCACGCGACGCCGAAGCCGGTCGCGATGATAGTTCGGGCGGTCAGGTCGTCCTGCAAGCTCGGGGGAACGGTCTACGATCCCTTCAGCGGTACTGGCACGACGCTGATGGCGGCCGAGAGTACACGCCGGAAGTCCTGCGCGATAGAGCTTGACCCGAAGTACGTCCAGGTAACTATTGAGCGTTGGGAGCAATACACCGGAGAGAAGGCGGTGAAGGTGGAATGAGTTCTACGGATCTTGGGTTGATGTCGGCCCGTGATATTTGGGATAACGGCAACAGTAAGTGGGAACCGTTGCCGCACCAGGTAGCGCCGGAGGGCACCTGGGATGTCTGGTTGCTCCTGGGAGGACGTGGAAGCGGTAAGACAATGGCCGGTACTCATTACGTGCTGGATCATTTGAGGCTTATGGGCAAACAT